TGTTGCCGGGTACTTTGATACTGCTGTTACTTTGCGCTACAACACCGCTGGTCAGAGTTCGCCGGGGTGTGTAGGTGACGATTACCCGGTTCCAGACCTCGGACAGATCCATGCCGCCATCAATACCCGCCTGGGTATTGTTAACCGTGAGGTTGGCGGCGATCGCCATTAGTCGCGCTTTCCACTGTTGGTTTTTAAACTGGACATCATTATCAGCGTCGATGAATAACCAGCCCTGCTCCGAGTCCATCACGTCTTGGAGCGCGGTAAGCAAATTAACCCGGTCGCTGCTCCACTGATCGCCCGCATAATCCACGAACTGAATGGCCGTTTCCGCTGTGATCGGGGCATCGCCGCCGGACAGTAATGTGTAAGGCGGGAAACTAAATATATCCGGCCAGCTAAACGCGATAGCATTGCCCCATTCGCCGTACTGCGTCGCGGTGACGGTCATCTGCGAAGCCCAGCGGATATAAAATGAATGATCGTAAGTGTCGAGTGTCCAGTTTGCCCCGCCGTCAATCGTGTACGCCCGCTGCCCGTCGGCATATACACTGGCTTCAGCAGACCAGCGGTAGAAGTTGCCCGCCGTTTGATCAATCGTCGCCTTAAGTACAAACCAATACTTTGTACCGGCGGTTGTAGTTACAGGCGTAGGGATAGGTCCGAATGAAAACGTTTTGTAATTCCAGCCCACCGACGGGCTAAACACGGTCGTTGAAAAGCCAGCAACCGGCGATCCTGGTTTATTGTCGTCATCGTCGTAAATGGCAAGTGTGACCCCGTTGCTTGGTGATCCAGTTGGGGTAATAAATTCAAACCCGACTTCAACAATATCGCCATCCTGCGCGGCTAAAAACGATTGCGCGATCCAATACACATCTCCACCCGCGCTGGTACCTACCGGACTGCCCGTCGATGCTGCCGTGGCTGAAATCGACTTGCCTTCACTGCTGAGAGAGGCTCCAACAATCGCCGCGCCGAGTGTGCCTGCATATACATTCGCGCTGTAGGTGCCGTTCAACGCATCTACCATATTGGCAATGGATTCGTTCAGCGTTGATCCGAGCGCGACATGGCCCGCAGCGGAAGGCGTGGTTTTAAAGATATAGGTTTTCAGATCAAACCCGGCAGTCTCAATACTGTACTTACCGACTTGCACAACATCGCCATCACTTGGATTTTCGTACCAATCCGTGACCAGCGAGGCCCGGCCAATCGTTGTCCCGTCACCAATCAGGTAATGGGTGATATAATCCGTTCGCGCGCCGATAAGTAAGGTGCCGGAAAAATCCAACGTCTGAAACACGCCGATCCAGTCAACACACGTTACAATTACTTCGCTTTGCGTCCAGTCGGTGCCCTCAACCGTGATGGTATTGACGTAACCCACGAACGCCGTATCGGTGCCTACGAGTACTTCAGCCGTGCGCATGGGCAGCAGGTCACCATAATACGGTCCGCCGCTGTTGCCCGGCGTAAATCGTCCATCTTCATTGCGCAGCACGATTTGACACGTTCCAATTGCCGCAATATGGTCAAATGGCCCGGTAAAACCGCGTTGAAACGAGACGCGCTTGACATAGGCAGTGACATCGACCGCCGCGCCGCTGGACCCAAATCCCAGATTAACCGTCATTACATGCCTCTCGCCACCGGGGCGTTACGCCGTGTGCCCTCGCGGGCCACCGCCTGATAGACTTCTTTACCATCCAGTAGTAACTTGATTACCGTGTTAGACGGTCCCCCTGCCCCACTCGCGGCATAGGGTAATAGTTGCATCATAGGTGACACCAGCCCGCCACCAGGCGGCGCGATCATGTAGGTGCGACCTGAACGCGTGGTAAACGCTTCTGGCGCTCCCCATTCATTGATCTCGGCTAATTGCCCACCCGACAACGCGCCACCCAGCGCCATGTGCGGTATAAAGTTTTGGGTCTTGCCTTTACCGCCCCCGCTGGTATTCAGATTCACATTCAGATTAAAGTCTCCCAGTCCTTGCAATTCAGCCTTGATGCGTGCAATTTGATCAACAGCATGATCGGCAAACGTGCTGAAATTCTCTTGCCCAGTAGCCAGCGCCCCCTCGATATACCCCGGCCAGCTTTCTTGTGCCGCTGCCAATGTCTCATCTACATCATGTACATTAGCCGCCATTGCGCTGAACGGATCGGTAGGGCCTTCTTCCCCTTCTCCGCCGCCCGCGACAAGACCGAATAAATTATCTGCTAGCGTTTTTGCCCCTTCGGCCATTGTGGCGGGCAGTTCATTGATCGCCTTCAGCGATTCTGGATCAAACCCCTTCAGCGTGTCTATCATGCTGGTAAAGCCTGTGAAATCTGCCTCCTTCATCGGCGCTAACATAGCGTCGATGTTCGACAGATCCATTTTACTGAGACTGTCTACTGCAACCGCGTATTCATCCGCTGTTATCTGCCCGGCCTTGTACTGCTCCGTGATCGATGCCAGCGAAGAAGCAAACAATTCACTTTGTGCATTTGCTAACCCAGTTAGTAGCTGGTAGCGATCCATTGCACTCGCGGCAGCTTCTTCCTCAACACCCGCATCTTTCAAAGCGCCTTCAACGTCCTTCAGTACATCCGCCTGAAAGTCTAACCCCATCGTGCCAAACTTTTCCTCTAGGCTTCCAAATTTAGCCTCGACTTGGGTCGCTGCCGCGCCTAACTGTGCCATGTTGTTAGCAGCATCACCAATTGCCGCTGCGACATTTGCCATCCCCGCCGCGCCCTGCATGGCTGTGATGTTTACGCCCTCTTTGCCGGAGAAGAAATCCATCATACCCCCGCCGAGACCTAGTTGGGCCTGCCGCATAAACCAGCGCGGGTTGACCGTTTGCAGCAATTCGCGTTGTTTAGGTACCGTGTACTTTTCATACTGCTGCTGATCTTGATAGGCGTAAAAGTCCATTAACGCCTGATCATTGGTTTTCCAGTAGTCGGCCTCTTTCCGTCGTCGGGCCATTTCAACCCGGTTGTTGTAATAGGCCGATTGGAACTGCATATCACTTAGCGGGCGGACATCTTTTAATTGGCGCGTGATATCCTGTGTGGCCTGCCACGGCGATTTAGCATACTTTGCTGTCGGGTATTGCTGGTAATACCAGTCGGCATATTCTCGCCCCTGGTCAGTCGCGAAGTACAGTTCAGGGCGTTCTTTGAGTATATTCGGATTAACCTGTATGGCTCCCTGTAACCGTTCGCGATCCCGTGCCGACATGCCAAGCATCTGCTGATCGGGGCGTACTCCTTCCGCCGCCATGCGTTCCCAGTCGGCAAGTTTCTGTGCTTCTGTGTCTCCCAACGCATACTTGAGAATTTCGCTCGCCGCCGAAATCGAAAACGCCGCCGCTTCGAACCCCTCTGCGATCTTGTAGCCCACATCTGTTTTTAATTCAGCGAATGACACGGCCAGTGCTTTTGTATGGCTGTCTACCATCAGGATTTCATCACCCAGCGTAGACGCCTGTTTGTTCAATTCCTCAAAGACCGCCGTCTTAAATGCTTCTTCAGTGCTCATGCCACGAAACTCGTTTTTGAGTTCTGCTACGCGCCCGCGCACCTTGCCCGCACTGATGCCCAGTTGGTCGAGGCGCATGTACGACATGTTAGAGATGGTCAAGGCGATCTGGCTGATCGCCTCACTCGTATCCCCTAACATCGGGTTGGCTGCTGATACGATTGCCATCATGCGCGCGAACTTCTGCGCTTCTTCTGGCGTTTTTGCCAGTTCCAGCCGCATGAGTTGGTAGGCTTGCCGTGCGGCCTCCGCTTCCGTGACCGTGCCCATCAAGCCGGTTTTAATCGCATCCGTCCACTCTTGGGCTTTGTCCTTGCCCCCTGACAGCTTTTCAATGGCGATCCGCGCTTTCTCGCCTTCTCGTGCCATGTCGGCAAATTGGTTGGCAATGTTAAACGGCTTCGAGAAGGATTGATACAACACAGTTCCCGCGTTAGCCAAATCTGTGGCTCCGCGTGCTAGCTTTTGGAATCCCGTTTCCGCCTTTTGTCCCGCGCCCTCTGCCACTTTTGCGGCTTCACCCATTTTTAAGGTGAAAGCTCCGAGAGTTTGCGAGAACTCGTCAGTTACAGTAATTCGTACTCGTCTGGTGGTATCGCCCATTGATTACTCGTTCCACAGCATGGCTAAAATAGCATGCGCTGTGACTGTTTCCGCGTAGACCTGATCGCCCTCAGTAATGCGCTTGATAGTTTTTTGGATACGCTTTAGCCGCGCCTCTTCCCAATCCAGCCAGCGGTCTTGTTCACACAGCGACAACGCGCGAAATTGCTCTAATGTCCACCCGTGCCGGTCACACACCCTCATGACTAGCGTCTCGGTCGGTCCGAAAGGGACGCGGGGCATTACCCGCCAACCCTACGGCCATCCGCGCCGCCTGTGCTAGTCCTAACTGTGCCCATGAGGGCATCGCGTCAAGATCAGCTAACCGTTCATCGTCGGTCTTGCCGTCCCATTCATCCAACACCCACAGATCCGCGATATACTGCTTGGTCATGCGTTCATTTCGTTCGCTGATCGCCTGCACATAGGGCGGGTGCTGCCAGTCGTAGATCGGCTGTGGGTGTCCGTCCTCGTCTTTCTCAAAGCGCGTGATCGGCACTTCCGGGCGCGGTGGTAGCTTGGCCTCAATAGCAAGTGTCTCCGCGCGGGTGAGCAGGCGCATTGTAACCACCAGTTCATCCCCGTCCGGCGATTCCAGTACATACTCCACCGTTCGGCGAGTAAAGTCTGACAATCGGGCTGCTCGTGTCATCCGTAAGCGCTCCATACGTTGGCGTGATATGTCACGCTCTGTCGATACACATCATTGTTTTGGCCTTGCAGTTCCAAACGGTCGATCCGCCCAGAATACAGATAAATCCCCGCCGTGCCATTCGTGCTGCCACTGGCGACAAAATGCAGATGTACCGCCGTTCGAGCGTCCGCAATCGCCAGTAGTGCATTGGTAGACCACATCGATCCGATGGTCACGTCTGCCCGCTGTCCAGTAAGGGTGTCATGATAGGCGCTGTCCATCGTGCGATAGTTGCTATAACCATAGGTCAGACTGAACGAGGCGGCTTCAAAATACCCCGGTTCCCCGGAGGCTGTCGCCGTCCCCGTCCAGTAATAGACGCGCCCTTCCGGCCATCCAAAAACCTCAGCCATTGACCTATCCTAGATAGCCCGAAGCCGTGGGACCGTTCATGCGCAACGCTACCCCTTGCCATTGGAACGTATTAGCGGGGTTAGCTTCGGTGAACTGGCGGTTGTTCCAATCCACGCCGAAGAATTGCAGGTACATCGATGCCCCGGCTTCTGGCGCGGTCATACGCAGTTCAATCATATCCAGCGCCACTGTCGAGCCGTCGCCCGTGGTTGCCGTGGGATAGTTACCCGTGATGCCATAATCCACGGTAAACGACACCTGTACGGCATCCTGCTGTGTGGTTTTGTGATGGCTGGGAATACCCCGTTCATAAATTACCTGATCGGTACGTGCTGATGTCCAGGTAAAGTTACGAACAAACGCCATGACTAGACCACTCGCCCCGCTGGCGGTCGTCCAGGCTGTACCCGATCCGCTGCCTGCCACGCGAAATAGCGTTCCTTCATACTGATTGCGAACTTCAGCCATTGCTTGTTATGCCCTTTCGACCCAGAAGAACCGGATCAATACCCGTCTACGTTCAATATCGGGGTTCGGATCTACGGGTGGATTCCGTATCTCAGCCCCGTCTAACACGATACGATAATTTAAAGTAGGCGGGGCGCTACTGCTGGCGTAAAAATCACGCACAATCACAGCAGTAGTGCTCTTAACCGCCTTAGTCACGGCATCCATCATTTGATTGAGTTGTGCCCGCCAGTTTGTATCCTGCCGTGATACCCAGCAATTGACCTCCATAAGTCCGTATACTATATTTCCTTTAAGGCTGTCACCGACTTGCCCCCCCGTGTAGGTTTGATCGGATTCGGTGTAACCTAAAAAGTGTACGGACCATTCCGGCGGGTTAATTACCTGTTCCGGTGCATTCAGGTTTAAACGCACCGTGGTAATCAACGGAGGCCGGTTGGTTGTGAGTTGCACTTGCAACCATGCCACGAGCGACCCCTCGACGTTGTACAAGCCAGTGTCATGATCAAATGTCACGGCAGCGCTCCTAGTTCTTTACCGATCTCGCTGTCTAGTTCGTCTTCCGCCCGGACCGTTGCCATGTCGATAAACCCGGCGGGCGCTTGCGCGCTATGTCCGTCATTCAGGTAGTCGATATACTCAACATTCGACCCCTGCACGGTGTAGAGACCGCCTTCGCTATCCTCCCAATGGGCATCTTCTTCACTGGCCTCCGGGTTATTCGTGTCTTGCGATGTCCAATGGCCCCAACTGGCGCGCGCCCGCCCGGTATCGACGGGCATATCTGATTTAATCTTGCGTTCGAGCGCGAACGATACCTTACGCACGGCCCGCCATGCCGCCGCCCGTATGGTCTTAGGCAACCGCCCCGCCTGAATGGCTTCATTTAAGATGTCAGTCGCATCGATACGGACTCTCATTTGACCGCCGTCATCGGAATGACAAACTCCACCAACACATTTAACATGCGTTGCTGCTGGTAAAACAGGTATTCATTCGAACTAAACGACTCCTGTTCCCACGGCAACAACTGCCCGAAACGGCGTTCGGCGTCCCTTTGCGCTATTTCGTGATAGCGCCCCGTAATGGTAGTCAGGTCAATGTCCCACTTCTGCCCGCCGTCGCGGTAAACGAACGTCCCGCCCGTTTTGAAGTAGTTAAACGTTGCAGGCGTGATGTAGCGCGTATGGGTCGGGTCGCTCATCCCCGAATCGCTCCACGCATGGGGAATGAGAATATAGGCCACACCGCCCGGCTTCATGATCCGGTGTAACTGGTCGAACCACGCGAACCAGCCATCCTGATACTCGCTGTGACGGTGAATAATCTGCCCATGCCAGGTGATATGGTGCGGGATATGCTCGGCAATATGCGCCGCTATCGCCACGTCATAGGTGTTATCATCCAAGTTTTGCCACGGGTAGTTAAACAGGTCAACAACCTTGTTTACACCCGGTAGATCATTCCAGTCTACGTTATCCCACTCGCACGGATTGGTATAGACAGAATCGGGGATCAGTGTATGATGTTCCGGCTTATCGCACGGTAAAATCACCGTGCCGCAGCCCAAATTCACGCCGCGTTTGGTGGGAGTATCCTCAACAGCCGGAACACTATCAGGCATCATTGTCATGGTCGATGTCCACATCTACCGCTTTCTGCTTTCTCGCGCGCTTGGGCGCGTTACGCTGCTCTACCCAGTCGATAATCACTTGTGCTCGTGCGTCCCATGTGCCCGGTTTTGCCCACGCTTGCCCAGCTTGCGCGATAGCTTCCGCTTCTTCAGGATGCGCCATAACCCAGCGCAGCTTGTCCACCGCATCCGCCGTGCTGTGGTAGATCAGGCAGTTAACACCGTCTACCAGCCCCAGCGCTTCACAGTCGGGGCAATCATCCATCAGCACGAGACAACCCATTGCCGCCGTCTCCCAGACCCGCTGTGCCACGTCACCCGCTGCGCTGCGCACCAGTGAGACGCGCGTGTTGTGGTAGACGTCGCGGTAGGCGTCATAGATCGCGCCCATGCCATAGGCAACCTTGACGTTGGGAATGTGCAGCACTTCATGCACCAGTTCAAGCCGGGAGGCGTACATCACGCCCGCCAGCGTCGCGTCATACCGCCGATCCGCCCATGCGATAGGCGAGGGTGTGAACCACTCAGGATCGTATGCACAGGGCAGCCAGGTCACGTTCTCCTCACCCATGCGCAGCCCGTGCCCGTGCGCGAGGAAGAGATGATCGGCCTCGATGCCGCGATAGTCGCGCACATGCGAGTCAACGCCCCAAACTACTATCGGGGCAGTAAATGGCAGATCGGCCTTTATTAGTGTTATGGCGGAGTCAGCCACTATTACCAGATCAGGCTCCCATTCTTGAGTAGGATTGTCGGGAACCCAAACATATTGAGGATCAACCTTAATCCCCCAAATGTCGTTACCCGTCGTTTGCCCGCTGGTTTTCACGTCATGCCCCATACGGCGCAAGGCGTCCGCGATATAGCGGCCTGATGCCACAGGGTAATGAATACATAGCACTAAAACACGCATCGTGTTTATCCTCATGCCCAAAACCGGACTTGCAACGTCGTGCAATCGGGCCGGATCAACCCGCTATCAACCCAGCGCCGCTTAAACATCAGGGCGCTTTTCATAAACTGCGCACTGCCGCCCGTGCTGCCCACCTCGTGCGTAAACGTCACGGCGGGATCATGCCACACCTGCCAGCCGTTCAGCGCCGCCCGCCCGCACAAGTCCACATCCTCGAAGTAGGACGGCGAATAGGCGAGGTCAAACCCGCCTAACTTCTGCCATACCTCACGGCGGATCGCCAGCGCCGCGCCTGTCACCCACCCCACGGGGCGCGCGGTCGCAATCGGCGGCCATGCCGGGTTCGCATACCCTAGCGCGATGTGGTAGGGCTGGCAGGCGGCATCAAACGCGCCGCCGACACTCTGCACATGGCCGTTTGGAAAGATCAGCGTAGGCCCAACGATCCCGACTTCCGGCGTCTCTTCGAAGCGCTTCAGTAGCAGACCGTCCCAACCTTGTTGCGCGGTGTAAACGTCCTGGTTCAGGAACAGCAGCACGTCACCTTTTGCGCGTTCGGCCCCGGCGTTGCAGTTGCCGCCGAACCCCAGGTTGATCGCGTTGCGCTGCGCCATGCCGGGCGGGAATAGCTGTTCGGCGTTATAGTCGGGACTGCAATCGTCTTGAATAAGCACTTCGGTGCGTTCAGGGTCAACGGTTGCCATCAGTGCGTTAACCAGCCGTAACACTTGCGGCAGGCAGTTATAGGCGGGGATGATGATACTCAGTTTCATGCCGCGCCCTCACTTTCGGTTTGCCCATGCCCGACCGCCTCGATGATCTTGGGAATATCCGCCGCGAACGTCTGCGCATCGGGCGTGTTAACGGTCAGGTTTTGAATAACTACCGTCATCCCGGCGGGCGTTTTCGGAAATGGTCCCGCGCCATTCACGGGGGCGGGTTGCGCGCTGGTCTTGCCAAAGTCCGCGCCGCGTGCCTCGGCTATCTGCCGGATCATGTCATCAACGGCGGCGTCCGTGCGATCCCATGACCGGGTATCTTTCACCCAGGTATACGCCGCTTCACCCCGCGCCATTCGTTCGATGGGGTGATCGTACAGGGTGCGCAGTTGGGTCGCTAAGTCATTCGTATCGGCGTTAAAGTCTCGCGCCCCGCCCCAGGTGCCCAGCCGCCCCGGTGCAGCCTTGATCAATGCGCCGCGTTCGCTGTTGCGCCCGACAATCTCCGGGCCGGAACAGTAGTCGATAGCCACTGAAGGGATATGCATTGCCATGCTTTCGATCAGTGGCAGACCAAACCCCTCGCGGTGTGAAATCACCATGTGCGTATCAAGCAGGTTGTAACGGTCGTTCAGGCTTAGCCCCTGCCGTGTACCGTCTTTGCGAAAGCGCACGCGCTCCAGCGGCACGCCGTTCGGTACCAGCAGCCAGTTTACAATGTCCCAGCCGCCGGGCGATACTTCTTCGCAATCAAGCCATAGGTAGGTGTTCGGAACATCAGGAAAGGCTTTTGCAAACCCTTCAATTGCGCCGGAAAAGTCCTTGCGCCCCTGGTTCATGGCAAACATGCCGACCACAAACGCATCAGCCGGAATACCCACCTTGCCGCGCAACTCCGCCCGCTTCTCGTCTGGCAAGCGGTTAAACTCGTTCAGATCCACGCCGGGCGGGCACAATACCGCCGTTTTGCCCTGCTTGCGAAAGCCCTCAACGCCAAACTCGGAAATAGTCAGCAGGCCGTCCGCCCCGGCAATGCCTTTAATCCACTCGTTGTTAATCGGCACGCCATCGACAGGCGTTAACACAATATGCGCTATCGTTGACCAGTCGATACTTGGCAGGTGGCGCAGCGTCACATGGTAGGGCAAGTCTTGCCCGCTGATAATGATGTTTGGCTGAAACGTGTTGACAATACCGCCGATGGCTTGCCATACGTCGCGACCATTCACGCCTGCCACATGAAACGGCAGGGTATGAGGCAGCAGGCCGTCATACTGCAAGCAGATCCCCGCAACGGTATGGCCCGCGCGGTGCAAGTGCAAGCCGATGCGCTGCAAGATGCGCCCAAAGCCGGTGGGCAGCGCCACATCACCAATGAGTAAGATACGATACGAGTTCACATAACCCGCTTTCTCGCGCGTCTCCGGCGCGTTAGCCCGTGGTATCCCCACGGCGTACAATATGCCGATACCATGTCCGCCCGCCCAACACCACGGGCGTATTATCCCCCTCAAGCCGATAGGTCACGCCGCGCCAGATAATCTCATCCATCGGCGCGAGTGCCACCGGCACACTTACCACGGCATCACCCGCGATCACCTGTCCGCCGGGTAACTGCGTCTCACGGAAGCGCGACTCGCCCATTTGCGGCGCGGCCCATAACCCCGTGATCATCTGTTCGCGATAGTACAGCGTTACGCCGCCGCCGCCATAGTAGCCGCTGCCCGCCGCCGTGACCGCTGAGACGTACTGCCGCCATGTGCAGACCTCGCCGTGATACTGCGTGATGACGGCGAATTGACCGCTAATGCGTTGGCTGTTCGGGCCGCGATAGCTCATCACCAATCCCCTTGCCCCTGTGCCCACGAGACAAATCCGCCGCCGCCGATTTCACTTTCGGCTATTTCCTCGCGCAAGGCATCGCGCATCTTCAGCAGCGTGTCTTGTGCTTTGGTGTCATCCCATGTGCTGCCATCCGGCGCGGCCCATTCTGCCCGCTTGAGACTGTCAAACAGCAGCGTATGCACTGCCTCAAGCGCCGCGCCTGCGATACTGCCTCCCACGGCGGTAAAGTGCCCGATCTCGTCATCCGAGAACGTACTGTAAACGTACCGCGCCCGCCAGGCGCTATTCGCGCTGCCCAGGGTAGCAAACTGCACAAACCCGGTCACATTGAAGGTCGCACCCGTCGCAGACCAGCCGCCCGTTGTGCCCACATAGGCCGTGGCGCTGACAATGTTACGATGGGGCAGCGGGTAGTCTTTCGCGCTGCCATCGAATACATAGGTCACATCCGCCACGGCGGGGATATCCTGTATGCGCAAGCGCACTTGTTGGGCAGTGGTCAACGTCATGGTTAAACCTCGTGTTCCCCCTCGGCACCCGCCGCCGGGGCCTCCGGTTCTGTGGGAGTTTCCGCCGCGTTTTCAGCGGGCGGTTCTGCCAGCGCTTCCGCGATCTTCTGTTGCTGCTTGGCGGGCAATGCTTCGGTCAACGCTTGCAAGTGCTTTAAGATCAGTTCGAACTTGGCTTCCAGCGTATCGACCTTAACGACCGTCTGTTTTTGCGCCTCTTGTAGCAGGTATTCGCCATACAACCGTTCGGCTTCCGCGAAATGCTGCGGGTACCAATGCGGCCATGCTTCAGCCTGAACGCTGTGCAGCTTGGTCACGTTCATGAAGTAATGTGCCAGCGCGGGTGACTGCGCAGACAGCCTATTCGCCAACCCCACATCATTCGTCGCTTCCTGGCACACAGCCTCAATCCACTCTAGAACTTTCTGTTGCTCGTGCATTGTTCGTCCTTTCTTGAGAGGGGCGAGTTGCCCCGCCCCTCGTCAGTCGTTAGTCAACGGTCGGTGCGGTCGTGCTGCTGCTGAAGTACGCAAAGCGGTCGTCCAGCATACCCACGCCGAACCAGTCGCGCGCGTAGTATTCCCACGTATCGTTGCGCGGGTAGTATTCCGGCGGCAAGATGCGCATGGGATCGACGCGCTGGAACTTCAGCGCGCGACCTGATTCCATGAGCGCCCACTGGTAGGATGCGCCGAGCCAGGGCGACACGATGATCCGGTTGACGATATTGAAAAACACATTCGTTGTGCCCTGCCCGAACTTCTCGACGGTGATCACGGTGCTGTCATCGTCGGCATGGGCGCGCATCGTCTGCGGGCTGTTGATCAACTGTTGCGCGTAGAACCACACGCGCGGCGTCACGATCAGGGTATCGGGCACCACGCCCAGATACATGCCCGACTTCCGGTCTTTCATGGTGGTCAGAGTCGTAAACGCCGTGATCAACCCGGCAGGGGAGAACGTCGTAGCAGCGGTGTTCGCGCCGATGTCGTTGTCCGCCGTGGTGCTGTTGCGCGTATAGTTGTCTGTCGTGGTCAGCACCGAGTATACGGCGTATTCTTCCGTGACACGCAGCGACCGCCCGATCTCCGATGAGATTTGCCGGATCTTGCCTACCTGATCGAAGCGCCGCATCTCTTCGGTCACGCCGATACGAAAGCCGCGCTTGTAGTTCTTGATGATCAGGCCGCTATCCAGGTTCAGCGCCGCCAGCGGGTAGTCCTGCCCTTCGGATACCACCGGGGCGATGCCCAGCGCGGCGTCCTTGAGGTATTCCTCCTGCTGTTTGTTGCTGCTCGTCTCACTGGTAAACATGTTCCAGGTGATCGGCACCCCGTTGTAGCTACTGAAGGCATCGAACATGATGCCGGATCTCAGCAGGTCGGGGAAGTTCGGCGTACTGGCGTAGCCGGTTGCAGTTTCCATCAGCGCCTGATCTGGGTCAACGGTCAGATGCCCGCGCAAAGTACGCGGGTACGGGGCCAGCGCTTCCTGCAATGGGTCCTGCATGCCATTGGCACTCAACACGCGCTTCACCTTGCCCTTTTCGGCGTCGGTGACTTCGTACACGGCGGTTGCCGCGTGGGTAGCGTTCAAATGCTGCGCATTGTCCAGCGCTTCTTCAAGTCTTTCTCGGTTGATGTCTGCCATCGTCCTGTCTCCTAGTAGTAGTCCGCGTTGCGGTCCCACAGAACGATGTCAATTTGACCCGTGCCACCAGGACCAGAGTCGTACCAGCTCACAACCTGCGCCACGCCGTCAACCTGCGCACTCACGGCTTTAGCACTCAGCAAACCGGAGGCAGGCAGCAAAGCCGACCCCGACGCGCTGTAGCCCACGTAGGCGCTGATCGCGCTGGCAAGGTCGCGGTAGTCATAGGTGATCGCCTGCGGCTTGGTGGTCGAAGGCGTCGCGGTGTTCCACGTTGCGCCAACGCCCGTATTGCCGGAGATGCCGTTGACACCCGATCCGGTCGTAGTGGGATTAACCACGGTGCCATAGGCGGGATAGCCACTGAAGTTAGCCGAGACGCGGAATTGACCCCACCGCGCGACCATCAGGGCACTATTCACCACCATCCGCCCGGCGTTGTCATAGGCCGGGTTTTTGTCCAGCGCGATCCCCACGCCAGACGCTTTCCAGTACGTCACGCCCGTGTTCGCGGCAATGACATAATTGCCCGACCACGTCACGTAATCGCCCGGGTTCACATTCAACGCGGTCCCAGAAGCGTTAACGGCGATAAACTGACCGTCGCTCACGGGCACAGCGCTAAACGCATTCAAGGCTGTAACTGCCATTATGCTTTACTCCGTTTGGCTAACTCCGCTGCCAACTGTTCCGGCGTCGCATCTTCAGCTAAATAAATTGGCCCGTCGCGGCGCGGTGCTAACACTGGCGGCATACTGACCCGTTGGGGCATTCCCTCAACCGGCACTACGGCAGGACGTGACACCCCGGCGGCTTTCGCCCGCTCTGAGGTGACAATATCCAGCCATTGCGCGGGGTCGGTACTCGCCAATTGGCGGCGTAGTTCGGTTTCCCATTTCATGGGCAGTGACGCCTCGCGTAACACCTTCTCAAGCTCGACCTCATACCCCTTGCGCGTCACATCAGCGCGCAGACTGGTAATCGTGGTTTCTAACTCGGTCATGGTCTGTTGTAGACTTGTCACCTGCTGTTGTGCTTCGATCAACGCGCTTTGCGCCTGATCCCGGTCGGCGTTTGCAGTAGCCACCGCTTCGGTTTGACGAACCACCTGCCATTCTTTTTTCAGGCTGTCCACAAACTCCGGTCTTGCTGCCCGCCATTCATCTAACGTCATTGTGCCTAACACGGCAGTCAGTAGATCGTCTCCGCCTGTCATCAGGCGTTCGAACCCGCCCCCTGCCGCCGGGGCGATCACGTCATCCACTGAACTAACGGCGGTAATTTCCTCAACAATCACGCCCTCTTTGCCGTCTGCGCTGCCCTTGCTTACTTTCCCCACGGCGTTAATCGACAGACCGATCACGGGCGCTTGATGCTCTACCGCGTCTACAATCGCGGGCCAGACGGCGTTCCCGGCCGGGTTATCATACACCCGCCGCGTTGCGCGAATTTCGCCCGCTTCGCCCAGGCGCACGTTAAAAAAGCGCCCGGTCAGATCGGTCACGCTGCGCCCCTCGCCCCGCCGCATCTGGTCCGGCGTGGGATGGTTGGCAAACGCGCGGCTGTTTTCGTACAGGCCCAGCGCCCGCGCCAGCACGTCGCGCGAGTAGTACCGCCCATTGGCTGACCAGCCGGGGCGGATCAAGACCGCTTCAACTTCGCGCGCTTGCGGGTTGATCGACCCCTCGACCAGTTCTACTGCTTCAATTAACACACTGGTTTTCGCGGGCGGGCGGTCCTCAGCTTCGGTTACGTTGGCGTTCAGCGCGGCGATCTGTGTCTGTGCCTCGGCTTCGGTGGCATGACAACCCAATGCGCTACCGACCTTGTTTCCCACGCTATCGTGTTTGTAGACGCAGTATTCGCCGTTCTCAAGATACGTTTTCCAGGGCATAGCGCTACTCCTCATACCATTCGAACATCATGGTAGCGGTTTGTGCCCCCAGGGCCACAAAACGCACCAGGTAGCTTTTTCCGGCGGCTATCAAATGCGTAAGGCATGGTTAGTCACTTTCGGACGGCCAGCCGCCGCCCTGTCTCATCATTGCCTCAAACTCTTCCGGCGTTTGGACTACGATCATCACCGTCACATTGTTTTTAAATCGACGGGCGTACAACATGCCGTGTGCGTAATCGGCTAGATTATGCGTATCCACTTGTAACCACCCGCCGTCGTGCTCATGGTCAAAAACAATTTGAGTCTCAGTCACCGTCACGCGCCCTAATACTTTATCGTCGGTCATTTTGTGTCCTTCCAGCGGCGGGCGCTACCCTAGACCGTCGCATGATCAACCGTTCACATCCTCGTAAATCGCCTTGCGCAAGGCGGGATCGTTATCGAAGATCACCCGCGCAGGATCATCTTTGCGCGCTTCAATACGGGCGATATAACCACCCCACTGTATAGCATCCGCTTCCAGGTAACACCACACCAGCAGCAGATCGCTTGTACCCAGCAGATCGCGAACAATCGTATTAGCCAACATGGACATTTCAGTCTGAGTGTTAACGTCCTCAACCACTACGGCAAAACAGTAAATCTGCCGCCGCTTGGTAGACACGTCTGCCTTAGAATAAATACGGTAGTTCATCGCCCTGCCTGCCATTGTGGTAAACGCGCATCACGCAACCGTTCGGCTCCATCGGCTTCTGCGGCGCTGATAAATTTGTCGTAACTCTGTTTCATCGAGAGCTTGCCCGATCCCAACGCGCCGCGCATTCGTCTATCTCGTATGCCATCAATTTGATTCAGTGCGGTGTTATCATCGGGAGAGGCCAGCTTTAGCAGCATATTGCGCTCCTTGCGTGTCAGCACACCGCCGCCTAATTGATCGTCAACGGCCAATAACCCAGCCGCTTGCAACCGGGCATCTTCCATCACGTTTTGCCAAACATACCCCCTGCCTAATGTATACAGGTTGTAGAACAAATCATTTTTAGCGGACTCTGCCAGCCCACGATCAAAATAAGCATTGGCTTCACTGTCGTAAGCAAAAAAACTACTCATGTAATCTGCCATTGGCCCCCGACTAGTCCCGTTATCCAAGCTGGTAGGAGTAACCCGCCGCGCAATGGCTAATGAATCTCTATTTGCCGCTGCCGCACGCGCTTGTTCGATATCGAACGGCATCTTGGCAACTCGTTGATCGGCCAAACTGCCATCAAACGTAATGCCCCGCTTCGCTGCCCATTCGGCGTATGTTTCACGCGGTCCGCCTGTCACGGCGTCTGACAACGCTTTATCTTTTAACACGGGGAGCGCTGTACATCGGCACCCAGGATGACTGCCGCTAGGCGGAGCCAACATCGGATCATCAAACTTAAACACGCGGCCATCCAAACCGCCGCATAGTGGACAGGTTCGATGATCGCGCGCCGATGTCCATTCCCACCCTGCTAAAATGTCACTGTTAGCCTCATAAATCGACAGTGCTCCTAAATTGGATGCGCGCATAATCTCAGTGCGGGCGATCAACCGTGTGCGGTAGAAGTTGCCCCGATTGGCCTTGCGTTCGGCGGAATCCTTCGCCCCTTTGCGCCGGTCGGTGGTAATGCCTAACTCATCCCGTAAGCGCCGCTGTGCCTGCTGTACGCCTTCCCCGCTAATCAGGCTGTTGGCGATCGACCGCTTGACCTTATACACAAACTCTTCATGAGCCATTGCCAGCAGTTCACCCCACGGTCTGCCCATGTACGGCGTTAAGATGCTGGCCCGCACGGCATCGGTAGGCAGCAGTGGCACACGTGTCACGCCATGCCCCGCCGTTTGATCCAATGCCCACCCGCGCCCATAGTAGCCCTGCAAGTAAGCCTTTGTCTCCGTATCCAGCAGGTGAGCGGCGGCATCATTGGTCAGACGATTGAACTCACGTTCGATTTGATCCAACAGCACCAACCGGCGATCAAGGCGCGGCTTGCCGTTATCATCATAGGCATCATTGATCGCCGCTGACATGGCCTGGTAACTTTCGCGGTAGCGGTCCGCCAACCAGCGCGACTCTTGATCATCCAACCCCCACAAGCGCCGCCGTACCCACCATTCGGTGTAATACAGCGTATCCACATCAGTTTTTAAGGTGCGCAGGATCGCCGCATCGTCAGTACGCCATGCCGGTAACGTGTCCGCTTTAGGCCGCTTCGTCGTTGGCATTTACGCCTTTACCCTTGTCGGTGTCCTGCTCGTCTTCGTCCTGCTCATTCTCGCCACCCGGCTCCATGCCCGGCGGGGCCATGCGTAAGCCTTGCGCTATTTCGTCCCGCATTGTCTCGCGTTCGGTTTGCAGTCGCTTGGCTTCCATGACGTGATCGTAGCCACGCATCCCGCGCGCTGTTTCCAGGCTGACCAGTTCGTTTGACAGATCCAGCGCAATCGCCTCTGCCATTGTCTTAGGATCGCCGCTTTGCAGTTCGTAGTATTCAACGGTAAACGCTTCTTCAGCAGGCACGGGGTCTACATCGGGCACGGGATCGCCGTCGGCGTCCTGTACCTCGACTTCAGCAGGCAGTTTACCCGCGTTGACCGCTTCGGTGATCACCCGCTTGTAAATCGGCGTCCAAACCATCTCCGACATAATTTCTTGGGCGTCAGTGAACTTCCACAGCGTGGGCAACTGTTGGGCGGTGGCGGTCGCAAGGTTCGCGTTCTCACCATCCCCTAGCATGTACTCGGCCAGCCCAATGCCCATCGCTGCCATGATCCTGATCTGCCGCCCGTCTTCGCTCACATCCGATGCGCCCGCCGGGTTGGTCAGCGCTTGCACTTCCTCACGGTCACTTGATACATACGCGCTGCCCGATGTCGGTGGGTTGCGCCATTGCGCGACCTTCGCGGCAATCGTGCCCGCCGCCGCACCCGTGACCTTAACCCACCAGAGCAGCGCCCCGCGCCACTTGTTTTGGCGGTAGCGGTCTTCCAGCCAGTCTTTATAGGCTTTCAGCCACGGCAGAATAACGTACAGATCAGGCCGCCCGCGCAACTCGTAACTATGGTTGTTGATCGGGACGTGCAACACCTCACCCGCCGGAATCCAACGATCAACCGCTTCTCCGCTGATCGGGTTGCTGTACTGCACATGGTATTGACGCACCCGGCGAAAGAACTCCGGATCGGTATCAATCTCGACCACGTACCACGGCGGCAGCGCCACCATGATCACCTCGCCGCCCGACGAAAAGAAGCGTATGAACAACTCACCGTCTACTTGCAGATCCCGCAGTAAGGTACGTTCGTGCTGCTGGATGGCGTTTTCAGGATTCGCACGGAAGGCGTCAATGACTGCCTGAACCTCTTTATTTTTGGCCGTGACCGTGTGCCCTTTGCCCACCGCGAACTGCTGGGTGAGATCAATCGCCCGCTTGGCAACCGGGTTGCGGTGATAGGCCGCGTGGCAGTTCGTCAGCACGTCGCGCCGCGTGGTATAGTCCCACTCTTCGAGCGGGTCTTCTACGGGCATGGATACGGGCGCGTCAAGGCTGCTGCGGTAGGGATCGTCAAACTGACCGCGATAGTACGCTTTGGCCTCGGTCAGAAACTTTGAAACCGCCGCCGGGCCTGCCGCCTTGACCATGTAGGGCAGCATAACCGGGCGCGCGTAGTAAGCATCCGCGTCAATGTGAACTTCTGGCACATGAACTAATTCACCTTTGGGCGGTGCAAGTCGGGCGGCAATTAACTTCAACCGCTTTGTCAACCGCACACGCTTAAGTGTGACGTAGTTCTTTAGACCAGCCCAGGCGCGTAAAACGCCCATAACACCCCACTTCCGCCCGCTGCGCTGTACACTTCAACCACATTGGCGCGAATATACGGGTAAAAGCCCGCCAACTGTGCTGTACCCGTTTGGGTCGCCGTTGCCGTGTAGGTCGCGACAACCATCCATGCTGTCAGGTCATGCGACGCCTCAATATTAAAAATGGCGCTGTGACCACTGGCCTGATACCACAGATAACCGTAGTTCATGGTCGCACGGCAGTCAAGCGGCGTTTTGTTGCCCGTGCCCTGTGCTGCCTGGGCGCTAGCGATATACGCCGCCGGATTATTGCGAACGAATGCCATTACTCTACTCGCTTTCGACGGCGTAACGCCGCCAGCCAGTTTAATTCCTGTCGAACCATTGGCGAGAGTTGATCATCCTCACCGCTACCATACCCGCCCCGGTCGTTGATACTCGTCTCGTCATAACTCACGAGATACGCGGGTACATCAGGCGACTCGCGTTCAATCTGCCGCCGGAAGTAGTCAATAATCCCCAACACCGATCTCGTAGCTGTCTGCAACGTTTAAGGCCCCGACTGCCTCACTGCCTAACATTTCGTATGCACCGCACGCGCTGTCCACCTGATCATCGTGGGTCCACTTGGGGAAGCCGCACAACTCATCAATAAAGGTTTCGGTCCAATGGCCCTCAAGCACATCAACCATCTGCAAGCCTACCCGTGAGGCAAACGGCAAAGCGTTGGTCACCTTATCCGTGTCCTTCGGATAGCCGAAGATACTAAAGTTGTGCAACCGGCTGTCCGTCGCCAATGCTTGCCCTGCCCTGCTCATGTAGCCCTTTTCCTCGAACCCGATCACCACGTCAGGCCCATCCCGCAGGGCGGTGTCGGCCATGAAGCCGATTAGCTCATCCCATTCAATTTGCCGCCGCGCCACGTCCAGTACCTTAGTGCGACCGTCTAACCCCATGCCCATTTTTGTACCCACCGAGTAATCAGCCGTGGTCTTCTCACTCATGGCGAGATCCCAAAAACGAACCACCTGTGAACACTCCGGTACTACGGTGATCCGGTTGAAGTTCGCCCGCTTGAACAGACCACCCTCAGCCGGGACAGGTTCTTGTTGGTAAAGTGCTGACCACGAGTACGACCCGATACGATCTCGAATGGCCTCTAAAATGCGCGTTGGGTAACGATCCGGCCAAAGCGCCTGCCCTATCGCCCGCTGTAACGGATCTTCGCGCGCCTGCCGTGCATTTTCAATCAGTGATGCCAGTGTAAGTATTTCAACTGGCCCATTACACTTGGCCGGGTCTTCGACTAGCTTCTTCATGCGCCCGATAGCGTCATCCTGATGCCATCGGGTGGCGAACAACACCACCGCGCCGCCCGGTTCCAACCGGGTCATTAAGTCGTCACTCAGCGCTTCCCATGTCTTGTCGCGGATAATCTCCGACTCGGCTTCCTCACGGTTTTTTACCAAGTCGTCTGCTACCAGCAGATCCGCGCCCTTACCCGTTGCGCCACCCAACACGCCCATTGCATCCGCGCCGCCCTCGTGCCCTTCGATATTCCAGGCGTCTACCGCTTTGCTGTGCGGATCAAGAGTGATGCCAAATAACTCACGGTACAACGGCGAGTCCATAAACGCCCGTGCGCGGCGGCTGCTGCGATAGGCCAATGTAGCGCCATAGCTGAGCAGCATCACGCGCTTATCCGGGTTGCGCCCCAAGAACCACGGCGGGAACATCTCCGACACCGTTTTGGTTTTGCCATGCCGGGGGCCGATCTCAACGATCAGCATCCAGATGCCCTCGCGCCCGCGCGTCTCCACATACCGCGCCACCTGCATCAGCTTGGCGTCCAACAGCGCTAAATGCGGCGGGTGTTGGTATCGTTTGTAAAGGTGCTGCTTGAAGGCCGTAAAGTCGGCATACTCAAGCGGTCGTCCATCCTGAGAAGCGTTAAGCGTCCTTTCGCGCGCTCTCAGCACTTTGTCGCGTTGATATTGAGACGCCTGCTGCTTCAAAGAGTTCGGTAGCGAGATCATGATCAAACTCTTGCGCTAAGGCGTCATAGCTAATTTCGCCACGCCGAATGTATTCAATGGCCTCAGATCGCCAATCATCAACCTTAATTCGCTCCGTAAACAGGCCATGCATTTTGCCTAGTTGAACCAACGCCGACTGCGCATCATACAGTTCAAATTCAATTGTCTCGGTTTGGCTGTCATTATCAGTGCGTGTTACATACTTGACTTTTTTAATCAGGTGCAACTTGCCGTTTTTTTGCGCTTCTACAAGATCAACGGTAAGTGAGTGAGGGTTAATGAAGTGCGCCATGTTGCCCCGCGCGATCTCAGTCAGACGAACCAGCACTTCATCAGCAGACATTGTGAGAGCATCAAGGCGTTCACGTATAGCCGCCTTAATACTAACATTTGCCAACAATCGAGGCCCAACAACGTTGGATTTGCCGTTATACCCTGCCCGCCGGGCCGCTTCCGAAGCATTCCAGCATTGAAGGTATTCATTGATAAACGCCTGCTGCTTATCGCTTAATGCCATTCGCCGTTGTTTCCAGGTGCAGTCGTCTGCACTGCCAAAACGGGCGGCTACCTGCATACCGCCCTCTCCTCGTCCTGACCCCGCCGGGCGTGTGCCCGGATGTGTCCATTCATCGGGGCGGTGGACGCATCTTCGCACCGCCCCTGCGGCTTGGGGGATCTACATCCCACTGCGCGTTTTCCGCCCGTAGGCCACAGAGCGGCGCGCACCCCGCCATCTGCCATCGGGGCGACTGTTGGACTGAACCCTACGCCGCCCCACCAAGCAACCCTACTGCGCTTTGTCCACAACGGACGCAGGCGGCGCGCATGACCGCTTACTGCCCAGGCTCGACCCCACCACCCCACTAGCCACACGAGGCAGACGTAGCGCGTTTGCGCGAAATCACGGGGGTGGTATAACGAACAAGGCCGCATAGGCGACCTGTTCAGGAGTATGATACCATGTTATAGTCCGAGTGAGTGTTGAAACTTTGTTGAAACTATTACGCGGCGCGTGGTTCGGCCTTGACATACAACTTATAACGCCCGCCCTCGACCTTTGGCGTGGTGACAATCAAGCCGCGATCCATCAGGCGGTGTAGGTGATAATATACCGTCGTACGATCTAAATAGCAATGCTCGGCAATCATGCCCGCCGATACCGGATCGCCCTGGTGAAACTGCGGCCCGGCGTGCTGCCAGACATGGCGCGTTGAGGTGGGCAGCGCTTGAATAACATCCCCCTCATCAGGATACCCGCAGCGCGGGCAGTGTGTCACGCTTGACGGTTCCATACCCCTCCCGCTATGAAAAAACCGCCCTTGCGGCGGTTTCGTGACATCAGTATAGCACACATTTTCGAGAGGCGCTAGGGTTCATTCCCCTGCATAGGTTCGATCCATATCTCGCTGTACACGGTATGCCCGTCTTTCAAGTACAACCACCGCTGCCCGCGCCGCACGATCCGTGCATGGCGATACCCGTCCAGAAGAAACGAGAACTCACAACGCAGTTCGTCAAGCGCCTCCTCGAAGGTAAAACCATGACCGTTATTATCCAACGCGCCCGCGCGGGTGCTCATCAGGCGGTACTTGGCGTTAGGGTACTGCAAGCGATAGCGGCGTGTCATGTCGTGTCATCCCCTTTGTCAATCTCTACGAGATACGTCCCATCCCCGCGCGGCGTGACCGTCGCAGTACACGTCACCTCATCGGACTTGAAGACCACAGACGGCGTGATCGTTGGCCCGGTGGGCAACGGCATGGCGCGGTCGGGTTGCGCTGCTTTGAAGGCTGCCCAATCGAACTCCATATTCATAACCCGCGCGCCCTGGTGGCGTTCGCAGCGCGTCACCCGAACGGGCTTGGATGTAGTGCGTTTCATGCGCCTACACCTCTTCCCAGTGCACTTGTACCAGCAGGCCATCGGTAAACTTTAAGCGCCAGTCACCCGTCCCCGCGCCGTAAATCGTTACCCATCCGTGCCATTGGGTATCTTCTTCGCTTACGTCTACCCGATGCCAACCGCCGGGATGTTCTTCACTCACCTCAACACGCACCCAGCGCCCGTGATTGAGTACAAGTCTCCCATCATCCTTCAGCGTGTAATGGAGCATCATGGCGGCGAGATCACGCGACTGATACTCGCCCGCCGGAATGCCAAACGGGTTTTCTTGCACCGTAATATCATCGAAGTCAACGCCCATTGTTCACTCCCTCCGCCGCTGTGCGGCTGGCCCCCGATGCCGGGGGCGCTGTTGTGTGTCTACTTGTGTAGTGTAACCGGCTGAATGTGAATAGTGCCAAGCGTACGCGTCCACTCGTTGGTCTTAGTGACATACCGGCTCAGCGTCGCGTCAACGCCACCGTTCCCGTTGTTTCCTCGCCATACCTTGATTTCTGCGGACTCGTCCGTGCCCTCTTCCTTGATGAGATAGTCGCAATCGGCGCGCAACCGTTCTTCGGCCCATGCTTGCGCCGCTTCAAATGTTAGAAAGGCGTCGGTGTAGTCGGTTCGATAGTTGAACCAGTCTAAATCAACGAGGTAGATCGTTTGGTCAGCGTTCATAGTTGCCCTTTCTTAGCTTGGTTCCAATAGGTTCGACTAACCTTGATACCTTGAGGTAGCCTAAGCGCTTCTAAATCGCGTCCGGTTAAGGCGCGATCTTCAGGGTGATCGATAAACCACTGCTTGCATAATTCAAGCTTTGATACTGTGCCGATAGGGATCATTTCTCCCTCGACAAATAATTTGCCTGGATTTGCCAGCGCTTTGTCCAGAGAAGAAGCCGCCGTTTGCTGTTCTAATATCGCCCTCAACAGCCCGTTTGTTTCGCCCATATCCACGGCGATCACCTGTTCCCGTTGCGGTGCTGCCAGGGCATCAATGACGGCTCGAAAGGGACCATCTCTAGCTCACCATCCTCCCCAACACCTAGCAGATATGGGCTGTCGGCGTCCAACGGCAGTTTGTTTTTCCGTAGAAACTTTTCATGCCAAGCCTGGGCCAATAGGCGCGGCTTTTCCTGTTCCCACAAATCGAGCATCAGCAACCGCCAGTCATCGTACATCTCGCGTTTTTGAAGCTCGCGTTGTTCGGCGGCCAGGTCGTACACGATATGGCTTAACTGCCGTCCGAGAAAGCGCAGCGACAACGCGCCCGCGATACCCGTGAACATCAGCAGGCCGTTTTCAAAGTCGAGGTCATCCAGGCTGTCAATGTTTCCAACCTTTGCCACGGCGTACACATTCGCGGCGATAATCAGCGCAAACAGGAACTTGACGTAGAACTGCAACGACTGATCGGGCATCTCGTGATAATCCAACGGCGGGCGCGTGCCGAGTCGCACTTGTAATGACCGCCATGCGCCCGCTACCGTCCAGACCTGCCGTCTCAGGCCCTTGCGCAGCATATCGCGCACTAAGGCAAACTCCCCGACCACCAGCGCCAGATCCGTCATGACCACGGCGGCCAGGGCCACGATATACACCCATGCGCCGAACAGGCCGTTTTTGTGCGCGACGGACGCCTCGAAGGCGGCGGCGGTTTTGTCCATACTGACAATCGCCGCTGCCAGTCCTACCAGCGCCAGAATCAACGGAAGCCAGCCGACCGCCGCAACAAGGATGTTCATCACCTTGCGGTTATCGCTGACTAAATCGGTCACGGTGGGTTCAGGCGGCGGGTTGTAAATCTGCTGTTGCCTGAGCCATGCCGTGTAGGCGCGCTGCTCTTCTCTGGCGCGCTCATTAGGGGTTAACTGATGTATCTTTTGCGGGTCGCTCACGGCGTCACCACCTTAAACTCGATCACCCACACTTCGGGATTGTCCGACCAGCGGGTACCCTTGCGCGTGTTGATGCTGTCCCACAGTTCGATGTACTTCCAGCGCGGATCGGGCGGTGTCTCACT